ATTTAAAGGTTGTCTTGCTTGATATAATTGTATTTTAGAAATCCTTTGTGCCATAGAACTTGAGGTTGTAAATGGTAAACTAAAATCATTATATATAACTTTTCCATTATCATCACTTACAAAAGAAGCAACACTTAAAGATGGATAATCCGTTTGTTCCCAATCTGAGTCTGGAGAAATAAATACACCTTTAATACTGTTAAATGATTCTCTTCTGCTTAATCTTGCTTGAACAGTTAATTCTCCAATGACATCATCTTCTGTTAATGATAATGTTGATGTTTGCGTAGAAGCAGCAAACATTCTATATTTGGCATTTGCATAAGTTAAAGTTCCAGACATAGCTGTTAATAATTCATTAATACTTTCTCTAGGTTTAGCTTCAGATGATACCATACCGTTGCTTTCGTATCTATTTTCTGTACCTCCTCCTGATAAGGCTATACTTTCATCACAAATATTTGCAGCTGTTGTTACATAAGTATCATCAATCTTAGAGCTATCCACACCTAAACCATAAGAAGATATTAAATAATCTCTTAAAACTAAAGCTGAGTTATTTGAATAAACTGTTGATCCTGTTCTTGGGTCATAAATCTTTTTTCCTTTTATAACAGCATTTACATTAGGAATGTTTTGATAAAGATTATTATTCCATCTAAATCTAAAATAAATATAAGCCATACCTGATAAAGTATGGTCAGCAGTCCACAAGCCTCCTGTTTCTGATATTAAATCTGGGTTAGCAAGTTGTCCACTCGTTCCACTAGCTGTCTGTATTCTTAAATAAGGATAAGCTGTATTACTATCTACGAAATAATAAAAAGTTCCACTTGTTACATCACCATTACCATCTAATTGTGCAGGAGTTACTAACTCTCCATTAATATAAAATTCATCAAAACTTTGTACTTCATGGCTCGCAACTACAACAACCATATGTAAATATGTATTTAAATCTCCATCACTTAAAACCCCATCTCCTGCTGAAGTTGATAAAAATACTATTGGACCACCAACTCGTATCCTACCATATACTGTTTTTCTTGCTGTAATAGCTTGTCTAAAGTTTTGTTTTCTATCTTGTGCTGTTATTGCAAAATTAGGTGCATCTGGTCTTTTTGGTTTTGGTGCTAAAGCCATTGAGGCAAAAGATAAAACAACAGCAATTACTGCTCCTGAAAAACCACCTTGTATAAAACCACTAACAGCAGCTACAACTAACTGAGCAGGATTAATACCACCACCACCACCCATTATTTAACACTCCATGCTATTTGACAATCTTCTTTAGGTAAATCTATATAACCATTAGGAGTTAAAAATCTTGCTACTTTATCAAGTAATATTCCACAAGTTAAATTAGCATTCTTCATTTTTGTTTCTTCTTGATTATTAAATTTTAAAGTAGCTACAACATCACCTCTTTGCGCTAAATTTATATGCACACTAGGAAAATGATAATCCCAAAATTTTATTATATAACTATTTAAACTATCTTTTTTTTCATAAGGAATATTATGTTCTGCGAAGTATTTTAATCCGTATTTATAACCACCTTTAGCAGTATTAAATTTTCCAATATGTTTAGTTCCAAAATCTTTATTTGTATATGTCATTAACATTTCTACACAAAAACATACACAATCTGTAAAACCCCATTTAAAATCTCTAGGTTTATTGATTTCTTCATATAAGATAATCTGCCAATTATCTAATTTGTACGAGTTGTGTTTCCCCATAATATTTCCTGATCTTGTAAAGATGCAACATATTCTAACCCTTTATCATTAGGAAAATTAATAGCTTGATCTTCTGGTGTATATCTTTGTGTATTTGGATTTTCTAAAGTAATTAATTCATTTTCACATTGCACAGATATTGTAGCCGTACCTCCACTATCTTTTAAAACCATAACATCCATAAATCCTGAAAAAATTGTATAAGGATCAGATACTATAGCAGATGGATTATTAGCTATATTGCCACCCATACCTGTATGAAAAGTACAATAATAATATAAAGGGCTTGGTAATGTACTTGGTGCAACCCATGTTGCTGTAGCACCCTCTGTACCTGAAGTTCCTGATTCTGTCCATGATGATGAAGTATATTGACCACCTGTGCCATCTATTGTTTCTGATAATCTAAATTGATGTGTAGCCATACTAGAATCACTAACATCAAAAATATAAGTATTACCTGCTTTTATATCTAAATCTGGTCTAATTAAATCTTCAATATAAAAAGCACCACCACTAGCTGTTACTTTAAAAGTGGTTGCAACTTCTGGTTCTGGACACATAAAAGCTGTTTTAACATTAATAGGTCTACCTGTGTAGGGTTCTTGTAAAGCTATGCTTAATATAGATGAATCAATACCAGATAATTGAACATTAAACCCATTGGCTCTCATTTCTAAACTTTCTGCCGATTGATCTATGTTTATAAGATTACCTGCTCCTGTATAAGTCGTTCCATCAACTACAAGATCACCATATCCTGTCCATAAATTAATAGCACCAGAATCAAAACTAGCTTCTACTAAAAAAGCAGTTTTAAAAGTTTCAGAACGTGCATAAGCTCTAAAAGATGCCGTTGTATCTCTACTCATAACACCTCTCTTACAGCAAAAGTAATTCCATATAAAGAAACAGCATTTGTTTGCCATGATGTTTCATTACTAATTAAACGAAAGACTCCTTTTGTATTACTTACTGTTAAAGCTGTATCGTTAGCAGGTGAAGTTCTTAATGCAGGTTCAATGGATAATGTAAAATTACCAGAACCATCTGAATTGCTATCAGCCGTTACCATATGAAGTTTTTGACTTGATCCACTACCTATTTGTATATAATCTCCTGCCTTTAAATAGCCTGTCTGAGAGGCAGGTGCGCCATCACATACCAAAGTATTACCAGTTTGGTCAGCACCGTTTACAAGCGGTGTTCCTGCCGAACTAGAGGCTGTTCCAAGTGGGGTTCTAGCATCCCAGTCGCCTAAATACATAGAACCATACTGTCCTCTTAAACTTACCAAAAAAGCAACAAAAGCTCTAGCTGCATCTAACCTCATAGGTGGCATTGTTACTTCACATTCCCACCATTCACCTGAATATTGATAAACTTGTTGTTGTCCTGTAAAAATACTTTCTGATGAGCCTACAATACGTTTAATTCTAAATGTAGTGGCACTTGGAGCAAAAGTACTAGGTATTGTAACTGGATATGTCGTCATGAGAATGTTTCAGCCATTTGACCGCCTCTTTTCTTGGAATCTATTACTGCGCCTATAGTTTCTGATTTAATTTGTGGTAATAAAGATAACATTTCTGCTCTTACTGTTTGTGATACTCCTGTTTCTATATTTATAGTTTGATTTACACTAACTCCACCACCACCCATGTTATTAAGGCTACGATTAGTAAATATACCACCTGAAGTGTGTGGCACAAATAGTTCTGGTCCTTTTTCTCCTACAATAGAAGGTTGTCTGGGTGATAAAGAGCCACCATTAGCATATCCAAATATGTTACCTAAACCACCTGAGCTATTAGGATTAATTGCTCCACCACCTCCTCCTCCTCCAAATAATGAGCTACCAAAACTCAATATATCTCCAAGTCCAAATCCTCCACCACCACTACCACCACCTTGACCCATAAATTTAGTAATAGCCTGTTGTGCTTGTAATTTAAGTAGTTGTGCAATAATATCTCTTACTATATCTTTTAAGGAATCTCTAAATCCTTTCCAACCTTCTTCTGCTCCTGTTAAAGCATCTGCCATTCCATTAAATAATAAATCTTGTACTCTTTCAAATCCTTCTATTGCAATTTTGCCTTCTTCTGTAGATTCAAGAAGAATAGTTCTAAGTTTTCTTAAACCTTCTCCATATTGCTCTAAATCTATTTCTCCTGTTCCCAGAGCTATATTTAATTTTTTTACATTATCTTCATATTCTTTTTGAGCATCTTTTAATAAACCTAAATCATTGACTAAATCTGTAACAGCTTGGTCATCATCTTCTTTTTTCTTTGTAGCTTCCTCTTCGTTTGTTTCTTTAGTTTCTAGTTGCTCTTTTAACTCTTGATTTTTTGCTATTAATTTATCTAATTCTGCAATCTGCTCTTTTGTAGCTCCTGTATTTTTTTGTCTTACTGCTAGTTGTAATAGTTCTGTTTCTGTAGCATTATTTATTTCTGCTGCTAATAAAGCATTTTCATCTTTTAATTGTTTTACTTGGTCTTGATGGTTCTCATATGCTTTTAATATTTTTTCATTAGCTTTATCTGCTTCTTTAGCTAATTCTGCTATCATTTCATCTGTTTCTATTAAATCATGTTTTGCATTAATTAAATCTAATAAACCTTGTATATCTTTTTTATTTGCTTCTGTATTATGTTCTTTAAGAGCTAAAATAATTTCTTGCATTCTAGCACTTCTACCATGCAAATCTATTTCCTCTTTAATTGCTTCTTTAGCTTCTTTTAAAGTATCTTTATTTCGTTCATCAACTTTATGTTTTGCTTGTAATGCACTTGCATATTCATTAGCAAAATATTTGGTATATTTTTCATGTGCTTCTTGTACTTTAGTTAATTGAGCTTCTTGCTCTTTCATAGCTTCTGTACTATCTTCTATTGCTATTTTTTCTCCTCTAAGTTCTTTTACAAAATTAACAACAGCATTTTTTGCTTGTATTACTTTATCAGCAAATACTATCAATAAAGTAGTAACCACTCCTATTAAATTTGCAGACATAGCTCTATTAAGTGCTAATGTGCCTAATGTTAACCCTCTTACTGATAATATTAAACCTGCCATTGCTAATGTAATCTTACTTATTACCATACCTATTTTTATTGCTACAAATGCTTTGAATGCAAATATTAATAATTCCATGTTATTAGCTACAAATTTAATAGCTGTAACTAATCCATTCATAGCACTTACAAGTACTTGAGATAACTCCATAGCAAAATCAGCAATTCCTACTTTGTTATTATCCATAGTTTCTTTTAAATTTTGGAAATGTTGTGTTAGTTCACTAAAAAATCCTGCATCATTAACTGTTCTTTGAAAAGTAAATACAGCATCTCCTATCATACTTAAAGTACCAGAAAAAGTACCTGCTAATCTATCAGTAATACCTTCATTATCTTTTGCAAATTTTTCTAATGCCTCTCTTGTTTCTTCTACTGATACTTGCGTTCCTGCTTTAAATCCAAGCATTGCAGTAACACCCCTATCTCTAAAGAGATCGGCTGCTCCTATTCCTGCGCTTAATGATCTTTGTATTTGTTCTGATGCCGTTCTAAAATCTAATCCTGTAGCTGCTGCTATTGTGCCTGTCATTTCAAGCAGTTCGCCTAACTCCTCTGCATCACCTGCTACAGCTAATAAGCTTCCTGAACCTGCTTGTATTTGTTGTAAGCTAAATGGAACTTTACCTGCAAATTCAGCCATAGTATCAAATGCTTTGCTACCTTCTTCTGCTGAACCAAATAAAGTTTCAAATCGTATTTGTAAGCTCTCTACTTCATTACCTACATTAATTAAACTTTTTATACCTGCGCCTACGCCTAATCCTAATAAAGCACCTTTAAGACTAAATATAGTTCTTCCAACTCCACTTACAGATGTTTTTAATGCAGCAAAACTTGCTTGCATCTTTCTTGTGCTAGATTTAGTTGCTGTTTCACTAGCTTTCAAACCTCGTTTTAAATCTTTAAGGTCTGCTTCAATTCTTACTATAAGCTTATCTACAGTAGCCATTAGTCTGGATATACCTCCATTAATTCTTTAAGGTCATCTGATTGCATAGGTGCTTCTTTAGCTCCATTAAATTCTTGGAAACCTTCTATAGCTAGATTTATCTCAGTTAAGCTCATGTTCCAAAACTCCGTTGGTGGAATATGAAGCATACCTAAGCCGATTTGTAAAAAGCGGTGCCAATCTAATCGGTCTGTTTTGACACCACTTCTTCGTTTTTTTCAGGTTCCTCATTGTCTTTGTTCCCACCTGTTATAGTATTAGCAAGGATTTCACCTGTAACTCTTAAAGCTTCAGTAAGACCTGCTTCATACGCAAGCTGTCCTATTTCTTTTTGTGTCATATTATTACCACCACCTCTAATGGCTTGTGTTAATATTACTACACAATCAGTTACAGAAAGATTACTATTCATTAGCTCTGTAGCTAATTTAAGAATAGGTCTACCTGTTGCCTGCTCAATTCTCATAATACCATCTAATGTTAGTCTAGTATCATAATCCTTGTTATTTAGATTTACCTTTAGTTCTCCTCGAAATTTGTTCGTCATTTTTTGCTCCTAATGTTAAAGTTTCATCTCTATCGCCTACATTAACGATAGTGTCTATTTTGAAATCTTTGCCATCAGCAGTTATAGAAGAACCAATTTCTACTCCTTTAACAAAAGGTATTTCTATTTCTACTCTATCGTTGGACATATTCATTTGTCCATTAACAGTTTCTCCTGAAACAACGATTTCTGCTTTATTCCATGCCATGTTTTATGCTCCTATTATACAGTTGCAAACGTAATAGCACCATCACTTTCAAAAGTGAAAGAATAGGTTACTTCCCCATTATACTCACCTGCATATTCTAATGATGTTAACTGAAAT